CCTCCCGACCATCGAGGCTGCGCGGATCTGCGCGTCCATGATCGACCATGCGGACGAGCCGAATGCCTCGATGCTGACCACGATGCTCAACTACTGCAGGGCGCTCGGACTCGCTCCGACGAACGAGGCAATCGACAGGCGCAGGCGCAAGAGGAGCGCCGAATCCGCGCTCGACGGCATGAGGAAGTCGTTCCATGTCGCGTAAGGGCGTGGAGCAGCCTCGCATCTTCACGCCTCCGCTCCGCGAACTCACTCCAGAGACTACTCTCGGCTTCATGGTCATCCGATTCGCCGAGGAGATTCTGGAGATGGAGCTGTTCCCTTGGCAGAGATGGCTCTTCATCCATGCACTCGAAATCGATGGAGACCTCGAAAGCGAATGGCGGTTCCGCTACCGTACCGTGCTCGTCCTGGTCGCACGCCAACAGGGAAAGACCACGATGTCCACGGTGCTGGCGCTCTTCTTCCTCTACATCCTCAGAGTCGGCCTCATCATCGGAACGGCGCAGGATCTGGAGCAGGCCGAGGACACGTGGCAGTCGGTGGTCGAGATGGCCGAGTCGAACAAGGAACTCGCCGCCGAGATAGACCACATCTGGAGGACGAACGGCGCGAAGCGGATACAGCTAACCGAGGGTCGGGAGTATCGCGTAAAGGCATCCACCCGAAAGGCGGGCCGAGGCAAATCGGGAGACTTGGTTCTCTTGGACGAGCTGCGCGAGCATCAAGACTTCAAGGCTTGGTCTGCCCTTACGAAAACAACCATCGCTCGCGACAGGGCGATAGTCTGGTGCATGTCCAACGCTGGCGACGCATCCTCGGTCGTGCTCCGACACCTCCGCATGAATGCGCATGCCGCGTTGGGCGATCCAGACGGCATCGTCAAGGATGCGGGCGGTTTGGCCGATTCTCCGGACGAGGACGATTCCGAGTTCGCGGAGGACGGTGCCTTGGGCATCTTCGAGTGGTCGGCTCCAAAGGATGCCGACGTTCACGACAGGGATGCTTGGGCGATGGCGAATCCATCGCTCGGCTACTGCGTGACCGAGAGGGCGCTCGCATCCGCATGCGCCACCGATCCGCCAGACGAGTTCAGAACCGAGTGCCTCTGCCAGTGGGTTACAGCCTCGCGCAATCCACCGTTCCCGCAGGGCGCATGGGAGGCTGGGTTCGACAGGGAGTCGGCAATCGCTCCCGATGCCGAGGTTTTCTTCGGCGTGGACATATCCGCAGACAGGCGCAAATCGGCCATCTGCGTCTGCGGCATGCGCAGCGACAGGGCCTATCACGTGGAGCTGGTCGAGTACCGAACGGGGCAGGCTTGGCTCCAGACGTGGTTCGCGGATGTCGCGGCATCTCAGCCAGTGAAGGTCGCGCTCCAGGGCAGGGGCGCTCCAGTCTCCGCTTTCGCGGAGGTGCTCGACGCAATCGACGGGGTCGAGGTGCATCCCATCGTCGGCAAAGACCTCCCAGCGTTCTGCGGGAGGGCATGGGACGGCGTGGCCTCGAACACCGAGTCGGACGTTGACGCTGCCCCGATTCGGCACCGCTCGCAGCCTGCCTTGGATCTTGCCGCAGCCATCGCGACCACCAAGCCATCGGGCGATGGCTCATATGTGTGGGATCGCCTCAAATCGGGCGAGGACATCTCGCCTCTTATGGCGATGACGATGGCTTTCGGCCTCGCGACGCAGGTCGAGGAGGAGGAGCCTCCGAAGGTCAGCGCATACGCGGACGGCCACGACCTCATCATGCTCTAACAGCAAGGAGAACAACATGGGCATTCTCGATGCGCTCTTCGGGCGCAACGGGCGGCGCTACGACATCCGATTCGTGAGCGCGGCGAACGAGGTGCTCGGCTACTCGGTGGCCGATATGTACCTCACGCAGCCTGCTCTCCGCTCCGTGGTCAGCTTCATCGCTGGCAACGTGGCGAGCATCCCGCTCAAATGCTACATCCGCGAATCCGACACGTCGCGGCGCAGGGACACCGAGGGGGTTCTCCCGACTCTGCTCAGATTCCCGAATCCGCACATGACTGGCCACGAGCTGATGCTCCACACCGTCTCGGATCTGAAGCTGTACGGATTCGCGCTGTGGGTGGTCATCCCCTCGTCCGACTCGCAGAGCGGATGGACTATCGAGGAGATCCCCGCATCTTGGGTGGAGGAGGTCAAATCCTATAGCGGATTCTCTCCTTCATCCTACGTGGTGCTGAATCCGCACACGGGCAAGAGGGTGGAGATCCCAGCGGACGACATCCTCCGATTCGGAGACTACTCCCCAGACGGCCTCTCCGATGCCTCGCCAGTAAAGGCGCTGAGGCAGGTTCTCGCCGAGCAGGTCAACGCTTGGCAGTACCGAAACCAAGTCTGGCGCAACGGCGGCAGGGTCTCGCAGGTAATCGAGAGGCCAGCTGGCGTGCCTTGGGAGGCCGAGGACAGGGACAGGTTCGCCAAGTCTTGGAAGAACCGATTCTCCGGAAACGGCGGCACCGACTCTGGCGGAACTCCCATCCTAGAAGATGGCATGCGCCTCGTCTCCAACACGTTCAACGCCAAGGAGGCAGAGTGGGCGGAGGCAACGAAGCTTGCTCGCGAGGATGTCGCTGCCGTCTACCACATAAATCCGAGCCTAGTCTGGCACACGGATGCGCAGACGTACGCATCCGCGAAGGAGAATGCGAGGGCGCTCTACGCCGAGACGCTGCAGCCTGTCCTCGACATGCTCTCCGAGCGGATGAATGCGTTCCTGCTCCCGAAAATCGGTGCCGATCCGCGCGAATACGTCGAATTCGACCTCTCGAAGAAGCTGGAGGCATCGTTCGAGGAGAGGGCATCTGTGCTGCAATCAGCAGTCGGCGCTCCTTGGATGACCCGCAACGAGGCGAGGGCGGCGAACAACCTCCCGATGGTCGAGGGCGGGGACGAGCTGGTCGTGCCTCTCAACGTGCTCGAAGGTGGACTCGCATCGCCGAACGATACATCGCCATATGGAGGCTACGACTCGGCTGAGCCGATGCTGAAGGAGGCGAAGGACGCTCCCGACATCCGCATAAAGGCGGCTCCGCACGCGCACGAGTCGATGGAGGCGGCATCCGTGCTCCGCTCGTTCGCGAAACGGCAGCGCAAGAAGGTGCTCCCAGCCATCGACAGGGCGAAGTCCAAGGGCATCAAGGACAGCTGGCCCAGCTGGTGGGATGCCGAGCGATGGGACAGGGAACTCGGAGACGATCTGGAGAAGCTGTTCAAGGAGCAGGCCAAGGCGGGCGCTCTCCGCACGCTTCGGCAGGTCGGCTTGGATGCCGAATCCTTCAGCGAGGAGCAGATGGCCGCATACATCCGCAAGATGGCGGAGGGCAAGGCCAAGGCTTGGAACAACGTGACGTATCGGGAGCTGCGCAAGGCGCTCGGCGACGACATCTCCGAGGATGCCGAGGGCGCGACTCCAGATGGCGTGTTCGACAAGGCCGAGGGCGGCAGGGCGGACAACGCTGGCATCAGCTTCTCAACGGCGATTATCGGCTTCTCGACCATCGAGGCCATCCAGCAATGCGCTCCCAGCGGATACCGCGCCATGAAGACGTGGATCGTCACGAGCGGCAATCCGAGGCCAGAGCATGCGGCTATGGATGGGGAGACGGTTCCCATCGACGAGCTGTTCTCGAACGGGGCCAAGTATCCAGGAGACCACGTTCTGACTCCCGACGAGTCGTGCGGATGCCAGTGCCAGACCGAGATTTCAATTTGGAGGATGTAATGGAAACCAAGTTCAAGAGCGCCGACACCGCCTCCATGGAGGACGGGGGCATCGTCAAGGGGTACGCCTCGACCTTCGACCGCATCCCCGATGCCTACGGCGATGTCATCGCGAAGGGCGCATTCGAGGACACGCTGAAGCACTGGGAGGAGATCGGAAAGCCGATTCCCCTGCTCTACGGCCACAGCACCGACGATCCGAAATACAACATCGGCAAGGTGACCAAGGCTTTCGAGGACGAGCGCGGACTCTACGTGGAGGCCGAGTTCGATGCCGAGAACGATACGGCGCAGTATGTCCGGAAACTGGCCAAGGAGGGCAGGCTCTACCAGTTCAGCTTCGCCTACGAGGTGCTCGACTGGGACGAGGTGGAGCTGGAGGACGGCACCAAGGCCAACGAGCTGCGCAAGGTGAATCTCTTCGAGGTGAGCCTCGTGCAGATTCCCGCCAACCAACGCGCCGAGGTGACCGAGGTGAAGGACGCTCCCGCAGAGGTCAAGAGCGGCAGGCGCAACAGCAAGGCCGACGAGGACGAGCTGCTCCGCATCCGCGCCATGGCGCAGGACATCGCGGAGGCCGTCGACGGCCTCATCGCAACAGAGGATTCCGAGGAGCAGAGCGAGGTGGATGGCGACTCGTCCGAGCAGGCTCAGAGCGCGGACGGGCAGGCTAAGTCCACGGATGCCGAGCTGCTCGAATTCTACAAGTCGGAAATCAAATCCAAGTTCAGCAAGGAGTAGACATGCCGAATCTCAACGAGCAGATGGCGGCTCTGATGGAGGAGTTCGACTCCGCCGAGACCATCGAGGCCGCACGCGAGATCAAATCCCGCATGGATGAGGTGCAGAGCCTCATCGACACCGCCGAGGAGAAGAAGAGCCTCCTCGATTCCCTCAATTCCGAAAAGGAGACCACCGTGGAGAACACCACCGCAAAGACGCTCGGCGAGTTCGCCGAGAAGAACCTCGACCTCGCCTCCATCAAGGAGGGCAACGCCTCCAAGGCCAGCACCGCCTACGGCTTCAAGGCCGCGACCGACGTTCACATGTCCTCGGCTGTCGAGGTTCTCGACCGCAACGTCCTCCGCATCGCCCGCGACACCGACATCCGCGACCTCTTCGGCGCTGAGAGCATCAGCGGCACCTCTCTGAAGTATTTCGTCCACGGCGTGACGGAGGGCGCTCCCACCACGGTCGCAGAGGGCGCTCAGAAGCCTCAGTTCCATATGGCCTACACTCCCACGACCAAGAGCCTGCAGAAGATCGCTGGCTGGTATTACGAGACCGATGAGCTTATCGAGGACAACGAGTTCCTCCGTTCCAGCATCGACAACCGTGGCCTCTACGCTCTCGACCAGGCCGTCGAGGCTTACCTCATGAGCGAGCTGCTCGGCACCTCTGGCATCCAGACCATCGCGCAGGCACCGACCGCCGACAACATCTTCGAGGCCATCATGGATGTCAAGGCTGGCTCCAACTTCGAGGCCGATGCCATCGTGATCAATCCCGCCGACTACCAGACGCTCCGACTCGCCAAGGACGCGACCAACGGCCAATATTACGGCGGCGGCTACTTCTACGGCCCCTACGGCAACGGCGCTGTCGTCGCTCAGCCCGGACTCTGGGGTCTTAAGACTGTCGTGTCCAATGCTGTCGCTGCAGGCACCGTCCTCGTGGGCGCTTTCCAGCAGGGTGCCTCCGTTGTCACCAAGGCTGGAGAGGGCGCTCGCATCGAGGTCGTCACTGGAGACCACGACGACCGCACCAACAACCGAGTCACCGTTGTCGTGGAGGAGCGCATCCTCCTCGCGACTCGCGTTCCCGCTGCGTTCGTCAAGGTCGCCCAGTAGGCTCATCCGACATAGACCAGATGGGGGAGCGGGAGACCGCTCCCCTTCTCGTAAGGAGGGGAAATGGCGCTGAGGATCTACCGCATCGGCGACAGACTCTATCAGTTCGAGGAGGGGGAGCAGCCAGAGGGCGCTGTCCCCTACGAGAAGCAGAAGCCGACCGCCAACAAGGCCAAGAAGCCTGCGAACAAGAAGGTCGCCGCAAAGACTAAGGAACAGTAATGGCCTACATGACCAAATGGGGATACTCGGTCGAGACCGAATCCCTCGCTCCGCTCATCTCGGTCGCCGATTTCAAGACCGCCACGGGCGGGAGGATGGTCAGCTCGGACGAGCGCATCGCCGCAGTCATCGAGAGCGCGAGCCAAGCCATCCGCGACTGGTGCGGCTGGCACGTCGCTCCCAATCTCGCATGCGAGTGGACGGGGCAGGGGGACGGCAGGCTCATGCTGCTGCCCACCTTGGGCGTGACCTCCGTCGAGTCGTTGGCCATCGAGGGAGCCGAGCAGGCAGACTTCGAGTGGCTGCCGAACGGACTCGTTAGGATCCCGTGCAGGTTCCCCGACAGGTGGCGCTCGGTCGTCGCATCGTGGCATGCGGGATTCGACTCCGTAGGCTCCCTGCAGGCCGCAGTCGTGCAGGTTGCCTCCAACGCTCTGGCGGCAACTCCAGGGGTTCGCGAGGAGCACGCTGGGCAGGTCGGCGCTACGTACAACCAGACCGAGGCTGGTGTCAGCGGAGGCGTGAGGCTCCTTCCGAGCGACCTCTCGCTGCTGGCTCCCTATCGGCTCACCGTGAGGTGATGCAGATGCTCCCGTTCTGGTGCAACGACTCGGTGACCATCATCCGCGCTCCGCTCGTATCCGTCAGAGGCACCTTAGAGCGCGACTGGGCGAATGCCGAGAAGCATGTGGTCGAGGGATGCTCCCTGCAGCCTACCTCTACGTATACCGACAGAAACGATCCGAGGGACTCGTCCAGCATCTCGGCGCAGCTGTTCGCGCCTCCAGCATCGGACATCGAGCGCGGGGACAGGGTGCTGTTCGACGGCCTCGAATTCTCGGTCGACGGATTCGCCATGAGCCTCCGCTCGCCGTTCGGCGGATGCGACCACATGGTCTGCAACCTCACGGATTGGAGCGGCTGATGGCTACCAAGGCAGGCTCTGTGCGCATCGAGCTGCTCTCGGACGGCATCCAGCAGCTGCTCTGCTCGGCTCCCGTGGCCGAGGCTTGCAGGCAGGCTGCGGAGAAGGTCGCGAGTGCGGCTGGAGACGGCTTCGAGGTCAGCTCCCAGTGGAGGGCATCGTTCGGCGGAGGCCGAGTCGCGTACTCGGTCGTTGCCGAGACCTACGAGGCGAAGCTGGCCGAGGCCGAGGAAAAGGTTCTCACAAAGGCGGTTTTCTCATGCAGAGCGTGATTCCCATCGATGCGGAGCAGGCGCTCTCGGAGGATCTCTCCGAGTATTGGGGTCATCCCATCTTCCCGCCTCCGCTCCCAGAAACCTACCAGCAGCAGCTCCCGTGCGCACTCGTGACGGTCGTCGGAGGCATGGATGCCTCGATGGTGACCTTCGAGCATGACGTTTCCATCGATGTCTACGCGGATACGTTCGCGCAGGCCATGGACAACGCGAGGGCGCTGGCTGGCATCTTCGCGGATCTGAAGTTCAGAGAGCCATCGTCCGGACGGCAGTGGCTCACGAGCGGCATCAACGCGCTCCCGTACGTCAATCCCGATCCGAACAACTACAAGGTGCCGAGGGTCACGTTCACGGCCATCGCCAGCATCCGAGGCACGATTTCCAACATCTAAGGAGTAGATATGGCACTCGAAAAGTCCAACGTGCTGGTCGGCTCTCCCAACCAGCTCACCACGGGCGCAATCTCCAAAGCGCCTCTCGGCACCGCGCTCCCGACCGATGCAGTCGCGGCGCTCGGCTCAACCTTCGCGGATAGCGGCTACGTGTCCGAGGACGGCCTCACGCTGACTCCCTCGGTCTCGACTGCAGACATCCGCGACTGGAGCGGCTCCCTCGTTCGCCGCATCATCCAGACCTTCGACGGCACCCTCGCATGGGGCATGCTCCAGACCGACGAGGCTTCGCTGAAGGTCGCGTTCGGCGATGAGAACGTCACAGCTGTCGCTGCGACCTCCTCGCACGGCAACCAGCTCTCCATCGCGCTCTCCGCTGCGCTCCCCGAACGTGCCTCTTGGGTGTTCGACATGAAGGACGGCGACCACCGCATGCGCATCGTGGTTCCCGATGGCCAGATCACGACAGTCGGAGAGGTGTCCTTCACCTCCTCCGCTGCCATCGTGTGGCCTGTCACGCTCTCCTGCTATCCCGACGATAACGGCAACTCCATCTACATCTACACCGACGACGGCGCATCCGCCTAATCCGAGAAGGGGGAGAGGGGAATGTACAAGGTCGAGTCTGCTCCCGCATCGGATTTCGAGTTCGAGTGGGATGGAACCGTCTACACAATCGTATCGGCAAAGGCCCTGCCCATCGTCGAGGTCATGGCTTTAGCCGATGCATCCGCAGCTGGAGACTTGGATCAGACGCGATGGCTCGTCGCGTTCTTCTCCTCCCAGACCGATGGAGCTACCGACTCCATGCCCTTGGAGGAGTTCAAGGGCCTCGCTCGCAGATGGTACTACGAGGGCAATCTGGGAAAATCGCAAGCCTCGTCCGACTGAACGAAGAAAGCGGAGGCGCACTCGACTACGACTGCATGACGCAGTTGGGGGTACGCCTCCGCGATTTGCCATATCGGTTCGGGTGGGATGCCCTGGAGCTGCTCGTCGAGCACGCTCCGATGGACTCCGCATTCAAACGATGGCGCAACAAGGACGAGGCCGAATTCGCAACGAGCCTCAGACAGTCGGCCATGATGGCCGACATCTTCGACGCGATACAGCATCAGAGCTACATCATCGCAAAGCTCTTCTCCAAGACGGCTCCGCGCGAGCCGAAACCGTATCCGAGGCCATGGGCCGAGGAGAAGCACGAGCAGAGGATCGGCTCAGCTCCAATCGCGCTCGGAGATTTCAAGAGCTGGTATTACGAAACTAAGGAGGCGTGATGGCAGAGGGCGCGACTATCGCCAACGCTTTCGTCCAAATCATGCCGTCTGCCGAGGGCGCGACATCCTCAATCAGCGATGCCATCCTCCCGAACATGGAGGGTGTCGGCGAGGAGGCTGGCTCCAGCATCGGCGGCGGAATCCTCGGCTCTCTGAAGAGCTTCGCTGGGCCTATCGCTGCGGCAATCGCGGCGATGGGAATCGGCAAGATGCTCCTCGACATCGGCACCGAGTTCGACGATATGACCGATGCCATCATCGTGGGAACTGGCGCATCTGGCGCAGCCTTGGACGAGCTGACTGGCATCGCGAAGGATGTCGCGACCACCGTCCCAGTCTCGTTCGGGCAGGCTGGCGACTACGTTCAGGATCTGAACACCCGACTCGGCCTCACGGGGGACGACCTCCGCAACGTCGCGACTCAGCTCGGCGCACTCGACTCCGTCATCGGCGGGGTCAACGTCGAGACGCTCTCTGGCGCATTCGCCGCATGGGGCGTGGAGGCCGAGAACATGTCTGGCGAGATGGACTACCTGTTCACCGTCTCTCAGAACACTGGACTCAGCTTCGACTCTCTCACCAGCATCCTCGAATCCTCGGCTCCCGCGATGCAGTCTCTCGGCTTCAGCTTCGAGGAGACCGCGAACATGGCTGGCCTGCTCGACCAAGCGGGCATGGATGCCAGCGGCACCATGTCCCGCATGAACCGTGCGCTCGTGGAGCTGGCTGGCGAGGGCGGCGATGCCTCCGCAGCGTTCGAGGACGTTCTCACTCAGATGGAGGGATTCATCGCCTCCGGAGACCGCGCATCCGCGCTCGACCTCGCCGAGAGCCTGTTCGGCACCAAGGGCGCGGCGCAGTTCGTGGGCGCTGTCGAATCGGGCGCTCTCTCAATCGACCAGTTCAGAGACTCCGCTCTCGGAGCTGGCGAGGGGATCATGGGGACGTACGAGGCCACGGCTGACTGGGCGGAGAAGCTGGAGGTTCTGAAGAACAAGGCCATGGAGGCTTTCGAGCCTCTCGGCTCGTTCGCGTTCGATGCGCTCGGCGCTGGCGTTGACATCGTGACCAACGCTTTCGCAGCCATCGAGCCTGTCCTTACCCCTCTGGTGGAGCAGCTCGGCGGCGTTTTCTCCGAGACGGTTCTCCCAGGGGTGCAGACCGCAATCGAGACGCTCTCCCCAGTCATCCAAGACCTCGGAACCGTATTCATGACGGTCGCGACGTTCGTGGTCAACGCCATCACGACCATCCTCAACGTGGTCGTGCCAGCGTTCAACAGCATCCTATCGGTCGCAACCTCGGTCTGGCAGGGCGTGAAATCCGCCATCGAGGATCCGATAGGCACCGCGAGGGATTTCGTCAAGGGCGCGATCGACAAGATAAAAGGCTTCTTCAACTTCGAATTCCATTGGCCGCACATCCCGCTCCCGCACTTCAGCATCAGCGGCTCGATCAATCCCATCGACTGGCTCTCTGGCGGACTCCCGTCCATTTCGGTGAGCTGGTACGCCAAGGGCGGCATCGTCGACAACGCGACGCTCATCGGCGCGGGGGAGAAGGGCGCGGAGCTGATTTGGCCGAGCTACGAGCCATATTTCAGCAAATACGCGGATGCCATCGCGGATCACATCGGAGGCGCTGGCATCGTCAACTACTACATCGACGGCTCCATGGTCGCCGCAGACGCGAGGCTATCCGCTGCCCTCGATGTCGTTGCTGAGAGGGTGTCCGGTCGCCGCAGGATGGGGACGGTGAGGTAATTGGCAGGAACGTATTCGGCCAACGGCAGCTACGTCTACCAAGACGATTGGCGGGCGGAGGTCTATGTAACCGTTACCGACCTCAACGCCACGACGTGCAGGGTCACAGTACGAGGCGAATGGGACTCAATCTACGGCAACTCGTCCTACTGCACTGGCACCATCACCAAGAACGGCTCGGGCGGCACCGACTCGGGCATCGGCCTCACCATCACCACGGGCGGGCATGGGACAATCGCTTCTAGGACGTTCGATGTGACCCGTGGCAGCAGCACCAAGTACATCACGTGCAAGGCCGTAGTGGTGGGCGGAGGCTCCACCTACTCGGGCGTTTCGTCCACCGCTTCGGTGAACGTCCCCATCCCCGCCATCGCCTACCAAGCGCCCGAACCGCCTACAGGCTGCGCGGCATCGCGCGTGTCCGATTCGTCGGCAACGGTGTCGTGGACGAACGGCGCTACCAGCACGACCAAGCCCCGCACCGCCGTCCTCGTGGAGCGCATGACCGACGAGGGCGCGTGGACGCAGATTGCATCGGCGGCATCCACTGCGACGAGCTACAGTGACAACTCGATAAGCGCGAACCACCGATACGCATACCGCGTGAGGTCGCAGGGCAACGGCGGCTACTCTAGCTACTCCACAGCCGATGGGTACGTGTTCACCACACCTGCGGCACCGTCCAGCGTTGTCCTCTCCAAGACCGCGCAGACAACGATACAGGTGGACGTGGAGGGTTCCGCACCCTACGCAACGGGGTATGCCGTGGAACTCACATATGACGGCGGCAGCACGTGGGAATCGGTGGAATCGTCCACCTCCCTGCCCATCACCGTGACAGTGAGCGGCGGCACCGTCCAGTTCCGCGTGGCATCTCTCAACGGGACGTTGCAGAGCGCATGGACGCTATCGGAGACAATCGTCACAATCTGCCCGCCGCTGGCACCGACCATCACGTCTAGGCCGAGCAACCCCACCGCGATGGGTTCCTCATGTACGGTGGAATGGCTCCCGAACCACCCAGACGGCACCGCGCAGCAGTCAGCGCAGGTCAAGATTACGCGACCGTCTGGAACGTCGAGCACCATCGACCTCACCGCCGAGAAGAGCTACACCTTCACTCCCGAGCTGGCAGGCACCTACAGCATCCAAGTCCGCACCAAGGGATTGGACGAGGATTGGGGCGCATGGTCTGATTCGGTGAGCTGGGGAGTCTACGAACCTCCCGTCGTGGTGGTCACATCCCCCGCGACGGACGGCGCGGAGATCGTGGCGCTGCCGCTCAACGTCTCGTGGAGCGTCACCGACAGCACTGGCGTATCCACCCAGCGCGTTATCATCGCCGACAGCAGCGGCGAGGTGTTCAATCGGCAGGTGGGCGGGGACGTGTTTTCGCTCAGCCTCACCGACTCCGATGTGGCATTGCAGAACGAGACAGCCTACACCATCACCGTGCGCTCCATGGGCGGCTCTGGCCTCATCACCGCCGTGCAGCGTACGTTCGCAGTCTCGTGGCTCCCGCCCGTGGCACCGACGCTGGAGCTGTCCGAGGGCGAGGGCGCGAGCACGCTCATCTCCATCGGCTCGGACACGTTCGACCTCGCGGGCGAGGTGCTGGAGCTGCCGAGGAGCGGCATCATGACCTCGCTCCACATCGACGGCAAGTCGGTGCAGGACGGAACGCCGAGCCCGAGCAATCCCGTTCCGATTAGGAGCGTGGAGAGCAGGAACCTTCTGCAGAACAACGCATCCTCGCATACGTTCAACGGAGTCACCTTCACCGTGCATGACGATGGGACGGTTTCCGTGAGCGGCACCGCGACGGCGAATACGTTCGTTGACCTCGGAAGGGGGAGTCTGACGCTCCCAGCTGGGACGTACACGACGAGCGGCGCTGTCGGAACTGGGTGCTCGGCGTACATGTACTCGAACGACCCCGTGGCTGTACTCAGGAACGGTTTCGGGACGTTCGAGCTTAGCAGCGAAACCACAGTGTTCTACAGGTTCGGAGTGGCTAATGGCGCTACCGCCGATTACACGCTCTACCCTCAAATCGAATACGGCTCCACCGCCCACGACTACCAGCCTTACGGATGCATCAATATCGTCGAGGTTGTTAAGAACCTTTTCAATCCACTTGTTTACTCGGCATATGCAAACGGGGACGGCTCGTACACGGCAACGGCGGGCCAACTCCACGCGGCACAGTTCTACATGACAGAGCAGATGGTGGGCAAGGAGTTAACGTTCTCGGCATACATCTTCAACAATGCAGCGAACAATCTGCGAGTTGCGGCACGGGTGAACGGCACAACCATCAACGGCAACTATAACGGAACCGCTGATGTTTTTAGCAAGGTTACATTCACGCCTGTATCCACGAGCGATTACGTATACTTCGAGTACAGTTCGAGCGGCAACGCATCCATCCGAGATGTGCAACTCGAATACGGCTCAGAAGCCACCGAGTACGAACCGTACACGGATGCTTCGACTTACATCGACCTCCAAGGCAACGCGCTCCGCTCGCTGCCAGACGGCACGAGGGACGAGTTGGACGTGGACGGCGAGGGGAACGTCACGCTCACTAAGAGGGTGGGGAGCGTGACGCTCGACGGGACGGAGGATTGGACGGTCATAAGCGGCAGGAACTACGGTACGTACACTGGGCTTGCAGGAACCATCCAGACGCCGCCTACCACAACGACCCCGACAAACTCGTACTGCAATCTCGTGTCACCCGTTCAAGCGCAGAACGCCAGTGCAGCTCCGAACATCTACATCACCGAGGGAATCGCGGTCGGCTCGACAGGCAACGTGTTCCTCAACCTTGTCGGAAACGCGGGCGGTACGACGGTTGATGCCCTGAAAGCCGCATTGGCAGCGACGCCCGCAGAGTTCCTCTACCCCCTCGCAACCCCGCAGACAATCTCCCTCGGCAGGATAGACCTGCCCTACTGCACCGACACCGCCTACGTGGACGCTATGGTGCAGCCGAATATCTCCGCATCGTTCCGATACGCGGACTCGGCCGACACGCCCGAAACGGAATCGGTCACAGTCCAGCGCGTCAACCCAGACGGCACAACATGGACGGTGGCGAGCAACCTGCCGCTCGGAGGCACGTGCATAGACCCCCTGCCTCCTCTTGGCGTGGAGGCCACGTATCTCGCCACCGCATCCGCGCAGAGCGGCGCGACGGCATCGGAGACCTACGGCATCACGATCGGCGGGCGCGAGTGGGTGCTCAACTTCGGGAATGCAGCGCAGGAGTTCACGGAGCTGCTCGGAAATCCGCAGGCGAGCTACACGCTCGAACATGGCGGCGAGTCTTATCACTTCGCGGACGGAGGCACTGGAGGCGGCTTGCCAGTGTTCTACCCGACCACCGACAGGGACGAGAACGGCTCCCTCTCGTTCGACGACGAGATGAATGCATCTCCGGACGAGCTGAGGGAACTCTGCAGGCGCAATCCAGTCGCGTGGCTCCGAGATCCGTTCGGCCACAGGTGGAGGGCGCACGTATCGCCGAGCACATCCCACGGGGTGGGCAGGCTCTGGAACATGGGCATCGACTGGTCTGCGGTTAGATGGCGGGAGGCGTGGTGATGGCCGACTGGACTATGCCGTTCGAAGCCTCCTACCGCTTCATGAGGGTCGCGAGGCTCACTGGTTACGAGACCGAGCAGCTCCAAGGCATCATCGGAGGCTCTCTCAGCATCAACCAGGACACGGCTACTTTCGAGAGCGCACAGGTCGAGACGGCCACGTTCTTCGACCTCGGCGCGGATCTCGTGAGGTGTTACCTCGATGCCACGTTCGAGGACGGAACCGTCGAGACTGTCTGCCTCGGCACGTGGCTCCCGTCGATTCCATCGCGCGACATCGACGGCAGCTTGGAGTCATGCACAGCCTACATGGACGGCAGGCTGCAGGAGCTGCAGGACGATGCGTTCTCCGCTCCCGTGGTGGTCGACGCTGGGGAGAACATCGTCTCCACAGCGAAGGGCATCGCCGAGTCGATAGGCTTGGATGTCGTGGCGACCGAGTCGGGCAAGACGCTCGGCTCTGCATGGACGTTCGGCATGGACTCGGACGGAGGCTCGAAGCTGGATGCGATAAACGAGCTGCTCGGCTTGGCTGGGTACTCGTCTGCATCCACCGATGCCCTCGGAAGGGTCATCATGGCTCCTTATGTGGATCCGTCCGGAAGGAGACCAGTGTGGCGATTCACGGAGGGCGGCGATGCGACGTTCCTCTCCAAAGCCACGGAGGAGCGCGACTCGCGCGATGTCGCGAACGTTGTCCTCGCCATCTACGAGGACGATGAGACGACAGTCATCGGGGAGGCAGTGGACAACGATCCGCTGTCTCCCTATTCGACTGTTTCAATCGGTCGGAGGAAGGTGGCGAAGTACATCTACCGCGATTCCGCTACGCAGGCCGAGGCCGATGCCAAGGCGCAGAGCCTCCTCGAAACGCAGCAGTCGACCATCCGAAGGGTCACGTTGCAGCACATCCATTGCCCTGCGAGGGTCGGCGATGTTGTCTCGGTCAGCTGGCCGTCTGCTGGCGTGCAGGGGACGTACGTGGTGAGGACGCAGCAGGTCGACATCGGCTCCGCTGGATGCCTCACCACATCCGAGCTGAGGGCGTTCGAGAGGAGGCGCAATGCCTAGCCTCGTTGAATCATCCGCGCAGTCAATCGCCGATGCGCTGGCACCCGCGCCGTCCATCCCATCGGCTAGGTGGCGCTGGGGTACGGTCAAGTCGGTCAACGACAGCGGCACCATGAACGTGGAGGTCGGCGGGGCAACCATGCCCTCCATCCGCTGCGCACAGCATGTGATGGGCGCGAACGTGGGAGACCGTGTGCGCGTGATGTTCCTCGGCACCGAGGCAATCGTTGATGCCGTTAGGGCGACCGAGGCCATGGCATCCATCCCCACCATCGACGGAGAGATGGACGATGCATCGAAAGCGGCATGGCGCACCGCTCTGGCACCCGATGTGCTGTACGAGCATTCGTTCCCGACTGGCACGGGAGTGACGGCTGCGGCAACGTCCATCACGCTCAGCGCATCCGCAGCAGATTACAGCTACCTGCGAATCATCTACACGAACAACGCGGAGCTGTACAGCTCGGTCGAGGTTTACCAGCCGAACGGAAAGTCGGTGGTGCTCAGCATCCTCACTGGCAGTCAGACTGGCACCTCGACCATCTGGCTCAAAGGCTCCACGTGGCGCATCGACGGCACGTCCATGGTAAAAATCGCCGAGAAGACGCTCGACATCGCAAACGGCGGCACTGCGAACAACGTGGCATCTACGAATCAGATTCATGTTCTACGAGTGGAGGCATGGTAATGGAACAGCTCCAACCATACGTTATCGGCTGGGCGGTTCCAGCCGTCCTGTCGGCTATCGTCGGCTACCTCGCTGGATTGCTCCGCAAGGCGAAGGAATGGCGCAAGGAGGACAGGGCGGCGCAGGAGTTCACGCTCTTGACAGTGTGCCGCCTTGCCATCTACGACGAGCATTTCTCGGTCGACGAGAAGGTGGACGCATACCGCACGTACCGCGCACATGGCGGCAACCACCAGACCAAGAAGTACATGGACGATTTGCTGGGCGAGGATGCGGACGCTTACCTCGCTCGGCACGAGTAAGGAGGCAGGCATGCAGTATTTCCTTCCAAACGGGGTCTATGACGTTCTCAAATGGCTCGGCCTCATCGCGCTCCCCGCGCTGGCCGTGTTCTACAGCGTGGTCGCCCCCGCGTGGGGCCTGCCCTACGCCGACCAAGTGGTGCTCACGCTCAACGCGCTGGGCGTGCTCATCGGCACGCTCATCGGCGCGTCCCACATCACCGCAAAGGAGGTGGAGGATGCCTAGCGCGGAGGAATTGGAGCAGCTTCTGGAGAACGCCGAAGACCATCTCGATGCCTACGAGATAAGCAGGCTGGAGGAGATGGAGCGTGCCAAGGCGAACGACCCTTGGGAGGTGGAGCATGGGAACGAGGGCGCAGCTTCTGGAATGGGCGAGTAGGCAGGTCGGCCACGTAGGCGGCGAGATGTACTGGCGCATCCTGCAAGGTTGGTCGGGCGGAGGCTACGACTGGTGCGCGGTGTTCTGCTCGTGCGCGTTGAAGCAGACCGACACGCCGTGCAACTACTTCCCGTCCACCTACGCTTTCGACTGGATACACGACCACGAGACGATCGGCTCGGCATGGGTCGATAAATGGCAGCTCCAAGAGGGCGATATGATCTCGTTCCACTGGCCTATTCCAAACGACCCGCGCCCGTATTCGGGCGACCACGTGGGCATCGTTGAGAAGGTGCTGGGCAGCGGAACATACCAGACCATCGAGGGCAACGTTTCCAACAGCGTCGGCAGGCGCATCCGCAGGGTGTCGGACGGCATCCTAGGCGGCATCAGACCGAGATACGAGGAGGATGAAGTGACAGAGGCGGAGATGGATAAGATTGCCGCGAAGGTGTGGCAGAGGGCGATTAACTTCAAGAACGGCGCGAACGACAAGCCGTGGAACGCATCTGCGGCCGACAGACTGGGATACATCGACTACGACACGCACACGCTGAACAAGAAGCTGGACACCATCATCGAGCTTCTGCAGAAGTCCGGCGAGGCCGAGTGAGCGACCAGGTTGCGGCCATCCTCGCCGTATGCGCGTTCTGGGCGGCCTTCCTCACGGTGGTCGCCATCATCAAGACATTCTCGTAAGCCTGGGGCGCCTACTCCTTCCCCCGCCCCGACAGGCACATGCGCCCCCGGCTTCGGCTGGGGGCGCTTTTTCGTTAGAGTTTTGATGTGCCAGCATCGGCATCGAAAAAGTGCGGAAAATGCTGGAAAGTGCATGGCGCCGACATAAAACCGCAGGTAGACGGGCAATTCCGTCTGACTGGGGGTCAAGGGGTCGCTGGTTCGAATCCAGTCCACCCGACCAGATAATTCGCAGGTCACAGGCTTAATGCCCGTGGCCTGTTTTCTTACGGCTCCTCCATGCTCCTCCATGTAGGCTCCGAGCCTCCTCGCGGCATCGCGCGACGACTGGCTCGTCCTGGCGAGGTAGTGGCGATAGTCGGTCTTGATGTCCGAGTGGCCGTGGATCTGCGAGTTGACCGAATCGGATACCCCAGCATCGCGCATGAGGCTCTCGTGCGTGTGGCGCAGGTTCTTCATCGGAATCGACATCCCAGCCAGCTCCCCCTCGCGCAGCCTCCTCCAAGACGATCTCGCGGCATCCTCCGTCATCGGGCATATCCTCCCATCCGAGCGGATCTCGCGCAGCATCGAGGCGAACGGCTCCGCTATCGGGACGGTTCGCACGCTCGACTGGTTCTTGGTCGGCCTCATCGTGCCGTGGTGGAACGATTTGTCCACCCGAACCGTCACCGTATCGCCGAACTCCACATCGTCCCACGAGGCCGCGAGAGCCTCGCTGCGCCTCAATCCCGCGCCGACCATCAAGAGCACCAGCGGATAGATCCTATGGCCTCTGAGGAGCTTCAGAGCCTCCACAGCCTCATGCGCATCCCATACCTCGATGGAGGTGTCTGCCCTCGGATAGCGTAGAGGCTGCTTCATCGGCTCACTCTCCAAGATGCCGCAGTACCAAGCATCCCTCAGCACGGATCGGAGCAGCTTCGCGCAGTGCGTGGCGCTGCCCCTCGTCATGGACAGAATCCAAGCCTGCACCTGCGCATGCGGAGGCTCGGACAGCGGCATCGAGCCGAACTCCGAGGAGACCCTCTTCCACAGGTGGCGGTAGTTCTCCACCGTTTCCGGAGACAGGTCGCTCCTCGCTGGGAGGTAGCATCCCTCGAAGTACGAATCCAAGGTCACGCCATCGGCAGAGGAGAGCCTGCCCCGCTGCATCTCCAAGCGCATGGCGAGCGCATCCGCATCCGCCCTCGTCCCGACGACGGTTCGGGAGAGCCTCCTACCGTTGCCGAGCGATACGCGCACCTCCCAATGGGACGGCGAGACCTCCCTCACGGATGCCATACGCCATCCTTCTCGTCGACGAGGCCGCAGATGTAGTCCATGGTTACCCCGTAGGTGCGGGACAGCGCGATTATCGCCGACATGTGCGGTTCCCGCTTTCCCTTCTCGTAGGCCGAGATTGCCTGCTGCGAGACTCCCGACAGCTTCGATGCTGCAGCCTGCTTCAATCCTGCATCGAGTCGGCACTGCTTGAATCGTTCCGAGTAATCCATGCGACCTCCCCCGATTACCACAACATTGGTGATTGCTACAACATTGGTGATTGATTTTACCTCAGATGTGGTTTAACTTAATCATACGTACCACAAACGTGGTTTGAAAGTAGGAGAGGAGGTGTGCGCATGGAGGCCATCAACGCGATGCGAGCGGCGCGAATTCTGAAGAGGCTGTCGCAGGACGAGGCCGCGAATGCTATCGGTGTGGGTCGGAACACAGTCTCCCGCTGGGAGAAGGGCAGCACCGAGCCGAAGCTGAGCGACCTAATCAAGATGAGCGAGGTCTACGGGGTCTCGCTCGACAGGCTGTGCGGGGTTGCTCCCTATTAGTTGTGCAATCGCACAAATCGTACCTTGAAAGCTGGATACAGGAGAAAAGCAGCTCGGACGCTGGCACGCCACGAGCTGCAAGGGAAGAGGTGCCGAAAGGCACCGCAACACACCGAAAGGATAACACATATGTACATCAGAGAAGCATGGCCCATCTACCTGCTCGCGCTCATCATCGGCATGGGTTTGGGATGGTAGCGATGAGCTGGGGAACCGAATGGAACAACAACGCAGGCGGCGCTCCCCAGATCTACCTCGGCGAGAACATCCCGCAGAAGCGCCACGAGGAATCCGATCCGAGGTCGAGGCCGCTCCATTATCCGAGCAAGGTCGTTCGCGAGAAGTCCGGCCATAGGCTCATCAAGACATGGCAGGGCAACTACTACGACTCATACGAGCACCACGGATGGCGCTCGATGGGGCGCTGCATGTCGGTCGACGAGGCCATCTCCAAATGGGAGCGATGGCTCCGCACGCAGGGGGTGGACGCATGAGCAGGACGAAGGACAAGGGGACTCGGATGGAATCGGCTGTCGTGGCCTACCTCCGAGGCTTCTTCGGGGACACCGAGGGAACCATCCACCGCGCGGCGCTGCACGGCACGGACGACGAGGGGGACATCCACGGCCTCTCGTGCAGGGGCAGGCGCATCGTCCTGGAGGTCAAGAATCGGCGCAAGTACGAGCCTCGCGAGTGGCTTAGGGAGGCCGAGGCCGAGCGCGGCAACGCGGACGCGGCATTCGGCGCAGTGGTTTTCCACCTCAACGGAATCGGCATCGAGAATGCTGGGGAGCAGGCCGTCCTCATGACCTTGGAGACGTTCTGCAGGCTGATAGGAGGTGCCGAGTGAACGAGTTCGAGAGGCTGGCAATCCTAACGGCCATGAAGAAGGAGCTGGAGGCCGAGCTGGCCAAGGTTCGAGCCGAGGTCGAGGATGCGCTCATCAAGGAGCCTCGCTCCTTCAAGGAGGGCAAGGACATCCTCATCGGCATGGACGAGGTCGGCCATGTCTCGCACCAGTGGACGAGGGAGGCCAAGAGCCTCCGCTGCACCGATGTCGAGGCGTTCGCGGAATGGCTCTACACGGACGGGATGCCCTACTTCGAGCAGTTCATGGGTTCCAAGGCATCCCAGAGGCTGCTCGACGCATGCGCATCCGCTCTCATCGTGGACGGCGAGATTCCAGCTGGGTGCAAGGTGGTCGAGGTTCCATCGGTCTATATCGGCATCCGAGTGACTGGCTGCGATCCGAACGTGGTCAAGGGCGCGATAGGCGGCGCTCTACCGTTCTCCGAGATGCCTCTCTTGGGAGGCGCGGATGGACGTTAGGGACGCGCTCGGAACCGTGCTGGCAGTGGGCGATTTCGTTCTCACAGCCGAGCTGAACCAGTGGCAGGTCGTCGCCATATCCGACGACGAGGAGTTCATCACTTACGTCAAATGCAGGAGCAGGGACGGGGAGGTTCGGAAGATGTTCCCGAAGCTGCTCATGAGATGCGGGAGGCAGCAATGGTACGAGTAGACGACTACTCGCAGGATGTCCGAACCGTCATGGCATCCGAGAAGGGCATCTATCCGCAGCAGTTCAAGGCTTCGGACAGGGAGCACCTGTTCCAGCTCTGGATCGAGGCCAATCCTAACCATATAGCTGAGATTGAGGGTTGGGCGCTCTACATCGACATGATGGGCAACCGTGTGTCCACCCGATACCTCATCGAGAAGGAGCGCCACGAGGGTACGTGCGGCAAGGCCACGGCAATCCCGTTCTTCGACGAGAACGGCAAGCGCCACCAGTACGCCATCAACAACTCCGACTCGGCTGTTCTGGCTAGGTGGCTTCTGAGGCGGCATCCGTCCATGAACATCGAGACGAGGAGGTCGCTGTCGGATTGAGGTACATAAGCATATTCAGCGGAATCGAGGCGGCATCCGTCGCATGGGAGCCTCTCGGCTGGGAGCCAGTGGCTTTCAGCGAGATAGACGAGTTCCCCTCGGCGGTTCTCGCGCATCGGTTCCCCAACGTCCCAAACCTCGGTGACATCACCAAGGTCGATTGGAAGGAGGTCGTCCGGAAATATGGAGCAGTTGACCTTGTGGTCGGAGGCTCACCTTGCCAGTCTTTCTCCACAGCAGGAGGACGCGAGAGCCTACGCGGCGAGTCTCGCCTCATGTTCGAATATATCCGAGCTGTTGAGGAGATCCGACCTCGGTTCCTCATCTGGGAGAACGTTCCAGGAGTTCTATTCACGAGAGACGATGCGTTCACACAGCTCCTCGATTCACTGGAGGAATTCGGGTACGGCTTGGCATGGAGAACGATTGACGCTCAATTCGTGCGAGTGGCCGACCGCGATGATTCGGGACGTATCCGAGGATGGGTCGGCCCAGTGGCTCAGCGGCGCAGGCGTGTCTTTCTTGTCGGATGTTCTGGAGACAGAGGGGGGGCATCTGCGGCGGTACTATTTGAGCCGAACTGCGTGTCGTGGAATACTCAATCGAGCCGAGAGAAAAGGGAGGCCCTTGCCCGAACCGCTGGCGGGGGTTCTTCGGCAGGTGGCAGAGGCGGCTCAGCAGGCTCCTTCGCATTGAACAGGCAGATAATCCCAGAGAGCGGCACGGCGCAAGGCCCAGTCGAATCCTTCGAGGTGTCCCCGACATTGGACACCAGCTCGAATCCGCACGCCGTCATGTGCATGCGCAGCGACCACCTGTCGCAGAACGGCACGCTCGTATCCGACAACGTGAGCAAGACCTTGGACGTGGCCTCGCAGCCTCCCGTGCTCTGCATCGAGACTGGGCAGGCAGAGGCGGCGCACCATCCGACCGAGAACGTGAGCGCGACTCTCAACTGCAACCATGAGCAACCGATAGTCTGCATCGGATCGGACTCCTCTAGGCCGACCGTGGACGAGGATGTCGTGCCGACTCTCCACGTCGGGGGGGTGTCCCGATGATTGCATCGGGGCGCTCTGCGCTCGCGACTGGAAGGGAGTCGGGGAGCAGTACGTCAGAGAGGGAAAGCTGATATGGCAGCGGACTACATGCTGAAGGTTAGGGGTGGCGTGGACGCATACGAGAAGGACGACGGCACCAAGGGGACGGCTGGCAAGGGCGCTCTGGTGAGCGAGGATGTCAGCTTCACCCTTGGCGTGTCGCAAGACCAGACGCTCGTGCAGGGCGGCTACATCGTTCGCAGGCTCACTCCGCTCGAATGCGAGCGTCTGCAGGGATTTCCGGACGGATGGACGGATGTCCCCTACAAGGGCAGGGAGCATCCAGCCGACTCCGTTCGCTACAAGTCATTAGGGAACAGCATGGCGGTTCCCGTGATGCGCTGGCTCGCAGAGCGTCTGCAGATGGTAGACGAGATTTTGGAGGAAGGGGAATGACCTATATCGAAAGGCTCCGCGACGTGAACTCGCGGATCGGAACCACAAACATCAAGGGCAAGGAATATGCGGAGGTCAACCAGCGCATCCTCGCGTTTTGGGAGCTGTTCCCAGAGGGGCGCATCGTCACCTCGTGCAAGACCACCGATGCGAGGTGCGACTGCTCGTGCTCGGTGTACAGGTCGAAGGATGACCAAGAGCCTGCGGCGACTGGCCATGCGTTCGAGGAGAAGAAGGGGGCCATCAACTCCACGAGCTACGTGGAGAACTGCGAGACATCCGCGATAGGCCGAGCCTTGGGAATCCTCGGCATCGGCTCGACGCAGGCCATCGCATCGAAGGAAGAGCTGGAGAATGCGCTTGCCCAGCAGCAGGCGAAGCAGCAGCCGAAGCAACAGAAGCAGCAACAGCCGATGCAGCGAGACTACTCGAAGCTGTCCGAGCTGAAAAGGCGCTACGCCATCGCCACGGGGACGGACGAGGCTTTCGCTGGAAAGTCCATCGTCGACACGTTCGGCGATCCGCGCAGCATGTCGGATGCAGCCTATCTGGAGATGCTGACGGCAGTCGAGGGAAAGGTTAGCGCATTGGAGGAGAGCAATGGCAAATAACATCAACAGGGTCGGCATCACTGGCAACATCACGAGGGATGCCGAGCTGAGGCGGACGAGCGGCGGCTCCGACATCTTGAAGATGACAGTCGCAATCAATGGCAGGAAGTACAACAGGCAGGCGGACGATTGGGAAGACATCAAGACCTTCGTCGACTGCGTGATGTTCGGCAGCAGGGCGGCTGGAGTCGCTCCGTATCTCCCGAAGGGAACAAAGGTCGCAATCGACGGCCATCTCTCGACAAGCAGCTGGGAGACCAAGGACGGTGAGCGCAGGAGCAAGACGGAGGTCGTCATCGACGAGCTGGAGTTCATGAGCAGGCGCGACAGCGTATCCGCTCCCGTTGTCGCTGCTCCCGCTCCGATTGCAGCTGCTCCAGCTCCCGTGGTCGCTGCTCCGATGCCTGCGGGCGATGGGCAGGCTCCAGCTCCCGAATCTCCGGTCGGCGCTGTCTACGATGAGGAGATTCCCTTCTGATGGCTAGCGAGGAATACCAATCGGCCTACTCCGAGGCATACGTCAAGGCGCTCGGCGAGCCTATGGATTGGATTCGCCTCGACACCGATTTCATGCGCGACAACAAGATCCGCAGGCTCTCGGTGCTCGGCGGATGGGCGGCAGTGGGCAAATACGTGGCTTTCATAGCCTGCCTTGCCACCTGCGACTCGCACATCTACGACCTCTCGACCGAGATGGGGTGGAGGTTCTTCGAAGCCGACATGACCACCGTGGGATGCGAGATGGGGGACGGGGAGGCGCACGAGTTCATCGAGACCCTCGCCTCCCTCGGCCTCATCGACAGGAGCCTCTGGCTCGAATCCAAGAAGGTCGCATCTGAGCGGATGCTCCACGAGGTCGAGTTCTACGCCAAGAGGGTCGCCAAGGGGAGGGCGCTCGGAAAGTCTCTCAACAAGAAGTGACGTTAGCGCACACGCTAACGTCATCGCTAACGTGTGCGCTAACGCGGAGACCAACCTACCAACCAACCAACCTACCAACAGACAAAGGAAGGGAGAAACGAGATTCGAATGTTGAAAACTTCGACGCTCCCGCAGATATACCGAAAGCTGATGGATGCTCCGAGCATCCGATCCGACAGATGCGCCATCTGCGGCAGGGCATGGCCTCTGAACCAGCACCACATGGTTTGGAGGAGCTGGGGGAGGCTCTACGATGATTCCGGACGCGAGGTTCCGAAGCCGACCATCACGCTCTGCGGAATGGGCAACGTCCAGGGCGATGCGGATGGGAGGCCGTACTGCCACGGAAAGGCCCACGATAGGAGGCTGCATTTCAAGTACGAGGACGGCCAGCTGTTCTACTTGGAGACCGAGAGGCCGACATCCTACCTGCACGCTCTGAAGATGGACGGATGGAGGGAGGTCGGATGAGCATCGACGATGCGGCATGGCATCTGGAGGAGCTGGAGGGTTGCATCTCCGACCTGTCCGAGCTGTGCCGAGACCTCATGGCAGCTGCATGCGATGGATGCGATCGGGTGTGGAGGAGCTGCGAGACGTGCAGGCTGAATAAGAGGTTCGACGAGTTTGGATTGGGTGATGCCGAATGACCGCGAAGGACAGATACATGGTTCACGCCGAGCACGGCGAGTACAGCGATTGGTGCTACGACCCGCTCGGCATATTCGACACGGAGGCGGAGGCGCGGGAGTTCGCATCGCGCCTGCGCATCCGCATAAACGAGTACGGCTCAATCGCCGATTGGTGCGAGCCGAGGCAGACCGACACGCTCGAACCGCTCGTCGCGGAGGAGGACGGCACGTACAGCTACTCCGGCATCGGCCATGGCAACGACTGCACCGTGTTCGTGACCAAGTTCGAGGGCGGCATTGGCATCATCCCGTCATGGATCGAGGTGGGCGAATGACCGCGACCGACACCATCCGCGCCATGCTGGACGAGCGCGGGGTGGAGCACTTCGACAGCACGGATGGCACCTATTGGGGTGGGTCGGTTCTTGCGCGGGACGGCTCAAGCCATGCCTACAGATTCAGCGCACGGGAATCAGTCGGCGGGTTGAACGTCCACCTGCTGCGTGTCACTCCCGAGCAGGCTATCGAGGCCACGCTGGGCAAGGGGGAGTGCCAATTGAAGCGTGCGAGTTGGGATGATGGCACCTGCACGTGGGGCTGCATATGCTCGGCGTGCGATGCTCACCTAGAGCACGACACGGGCATCGGCTACAACTACTGCCCCAACTGCGGAAGGCGCGTAAAGGCGGTGGACAAATGAGCGACATCGAAGAGCTGGCCGACAGGCTCCGCGACCTCAAATACGACTACGACAGCATGAGCACGTCGCTCGAGGATGCAATCGATGACATCGCGGACGAGGTGGAGAAGCTCCAAGACGAGAACGAGAGGTTGCGCTCCTGTCTGTCCGACAGCGCCGAGAACTCCAAGCAGATCATGCACGAGGCGCATGTGCAGGCAGAGGAGAACGAAAAGCTGCGTGAGTTGCTTCTGGACGTGTGGAATGCCGCGACGCAGTTTGACGGCTTCTGGGACTATGCGCACGACGATGGCGAAATCTACAACGAGGACGAGCTGCCGCACTATCAAGAGCGCATGCGCGAGCTGGGAATCGAGGCTGAATGATGGGCGAAGAGGAAATTCAAATCGTCTTCGAGGCGGAAGACGGGGAGAAGAGGTCGTTTGTAGCCGACCTCGTCCCAGCACGCGAATATGAGTTAATCCGAGCCGAGAACGAGAAGCTGCGGGAGCAAGGCGAGCGGCTATTTGACAAGACGTTGGAGCTGGCAACCGAGAACGACAAGCTGCGGGAGCTGGTACGAGGTCTGTGGTACTGCACCGAGAACGAGAACAAGGCCATGTGCGAAGGTTGCCCGCTCGGCATAGTCGATGGTGACCGTCTCGCGCTGGCTTGTGAGAAGCTGATGTACGAGCTGGGGGTGGAGGTATAGCGATGTGCGAATACTGCGAGCCAAACGAAGCTGGAAACATGAAGTGGCTGAGAGACGAACCCGATGACTCGGCATGGTTGGAGGAGTTCAACGGCGAGTGGGGAATCGTCTCCAGCGTGACCATGCAATGCTGCGGCAGGGAATGCACCACGGAGACATACACGAGCGTAACACATTGCCCTAGATGCGGGCGCGAGTTGGGGGTGGAGGTATGACGCAAGGGTGGAATCAGACATGGGAGCAGGCCATGCGTCAGAGCACGTCGTTCTTCCGCACCGCACAGCTGTGCTCTTCCCCGCAGAAAATCGAGGAAAGCTGGCACCGAACGTTCTCGTGCGTGGCGAAGAGCCTCGGCTTCAAGAAGGCGGCTAGGAGAATCCTGTGGGAGAACCTCGCGGACGGCAATTGGGAGCACTTCCATCTGACCGACGAGGAGGAGAAGCGAACCGCAGACGAGTGGCTGAAGGAGCTGTACTGGGACGTGCGGTATTGCAGCGACAGATGGACGCTCGACCGACTCACGCGTTGCCACTGGAAGTTCAGGCAGTACATGTATGCGGTGCGGTAGAAAGCTGTGGTGGATGTATGTGCTCGATTGTATTGGCTGTTCTCGGAGTGTTGTTTGCGCTGCTTGCGATGGTCGCGTTGGTCATCGTCCTGCTCATGGTCATCGTGGTAGGGATAAGCATAATCCGCGACTGCATGAACGAGTGGTGGTGAGTATATGAGCAGAACCCTATGGCAATGCACGCTCTACGATGACTTCTCCGACTATCCATACACGGACAAGAAGATATACCGCACGCGGGAGGAAGCCGAGAAGCGTGCCGAGCGCATGACATCAACCGAGGACGGCATCGACTACTGGGCATACGTGCAAGAGGTCGAGGCGTGCTGGAAGGAGGAAGAATGAGCGAGCACAAGTTTTTCCAATGCAATCCGAGCGGCAAGGCCAAGGATGCGACATCCGAGCTTTCCACGCTCTCCGTCCTGTGCGAGCTGCTTGGAGAGGTTGACGTATTGGAGCGGCGCATTGCGAAGCTTGAGAACGACCATATGCTGACGATGCAGACCTCGCCGAAGAAGATGTCGCTTCCAGTCGCCATCTCCTATCTCGAAGGCATGGCGCATGTCGCACAGCGCAGGGTTAGGGAGCTTGACGCATTGGAGAAGCGCATCGAGGTTTTGGAGCGCAAGCTGAACCACAAGGGAGACGGCGAATGACCGAGAGACACCTAATGCTCGCCTGCTTGGGCGTTTGCATCATCGCGCCCGTCATCATCTATCTCGTATTGATCGGAGGAGAAGAATGAGCAACGAAAGCAGCGGTTCATCCGGAGGCATCGGCTTCGCCGGCCTGCTCCAACTGGTTTTCATCGTGTTGAAGCTGACGGGCTATATCGATTGGCCGTGGTTGTGGGTCATGGCACCTACATGGATTTGCTTTGTTCTATGGGTGCTCACTGTTGTGGGTTTCGTAATCTTCTATCTCCGATGGTGGGAATAATGATCATCACGGAAGAGCTTAGAATCTGGGGCAAGAGCAGATTCGCGGACGGCCTGCTCAACGACGTATGCGAGGAGCTGACCGACATCGCCGACCGCATAGAAGAACAGCACGATAAGGAGTGCGACAAAGCCTACAACGAGGGCGTCAACGACGGTATCGATGCCGACAAGAACGCGATGGGCTACGTCAAAGGACCAGTGGACGCCGATGGTGTGCCATGGCATCTCGGCGATAAAGTGGATGGGATGGACGGCGAAATAACGTATCTGAGACTTGGATACATCGGGTGGGAGTTCCGCGTCGGAGACCCTTATACGTTCCTGTGCGAGAGATACCGCCACTATCACGAGCCGACCGTGGATGATTTGCTCTTCAGCTACGGGCAGGCGTGCATTCGCGCAAGCAATGAGACGGAGACAGATGCCGCAAAGCAGACTATGCTCGCAAACCTACGACATGAATATGCCGAAAAGCTGCGTCTGGCAGGTGAGACCGAGTGATGGGCTATTTCATTTGCGGATGTTGGGTCGGCGCTACGGTGACCCTTATAGCCATGACGCTGCTTATCACGGGATGTGACTGATGGAGGTCGAGCGATGCGGGAGGTTGGCAGACAGATGACCACGGGGCAGATGAACGAGGCCGCGAGGCTATGGGGCAAGGGATGGACTCTCGACCGAATCTCTGAGGCGATAGGAGTGAGCCGAGGCACCATTGCTGGTTTGACGAGGAGGAGGCGCGACCTGTTCCCAGCTCGAAAGCACCATGCGGACGAGTGGATGGAACTGCTGGAGAAGGTCGAGGGGATGTCGGCTGTGCAGGCTGGCATCGAACTCGGAGTCAGCGCCGACACGATATGGGATTGGAGGAAGAGGCTTGGATAGGTTCGAGGCGATCGGATGCAACGCGCTAGATGCGCAGATATACTCGCTTCACGAGGATGGTCTCGATTGCCAGCAGATCGCAAGGACGCTCGGCATCGGGAGGTCGGAGGCTCGGCATCGCATCGTGAAGGTTTGGCAGCGCGAAAAGGAGAGGGCGCAATGCAACGCGAAGCACAGAGCCTCTTCGACGAGGTGAGGCAGGCCAGCTTCGAGCTATGGCGGCACGACCGGAGATGGGACGCGATGGAGCGGAGGGCGCTCTCGCTCGGAGGCATGGGAGGCTCCACGGTATCCGCAGGCTCCATCTCGGATCGCACCAAGGCATCGGACGCTCTCATCGACTACGAGACGGCCATGGAGCGAAAGGTCGAGGAATGGTGCTCCATCGTGGACTACGGGGCATCCATCCTCTACGGCACCGACTGGCAGCACGGGATAGCATCGGGCATCGGCCTCCAATACGCCGAGGTTCTCGAATGCATCTACATCCAGCGGATGAGCCTAAATGAGACGGCCTCCAGGACGAGGTTCTCCAAGAGCACAGTCCAGCGGATGCGGAGGAGGGCGTTCAACTACATCGATGCGATAGGCACCGAGCATGCGATTGCGGGAGACTGAGGTCTCCCGCTTTTTTTGTCCCGAAATCATCGGATTCCCGCTTGACGCGATTACAATATAAGCGTAAGATATATATCAGAGAGCAGGCGCAGGGCAGGCTCGACTCCAGAAGGGAGACACCATGGCAACCACCAAGACCATCGTCAGCGTATTCAACGCCTATCACGCAGTCAAGATCGAGCGCCAGAGCAGCAAGGTCGCATTCACCAGCTACGTTCCGGGCGAGACCGTCCTCCGCATTGTCTGGGTTGGGGATGACGGCAACGATTACGTCAAATATAACGGCAGCTTCTGGAAACTCAATTACGACCTCGTTGTCCCGTTCATCGTCAGCGAGTTCAAGGAGGTCGAGGAGGAGCCGACCGAGACCATCTGCGGGGACGTGTTCGAGGCCATGAGCGCCGAACAGGCATGGGATTGGTACAACTGGGGAGGAGACCTCGACGATACCAAGCCTGTCTACCGTCGCGCATACGCGGCAAACTCCGAGCTTTACGAGGTGTTCATCGGCAATGATAAGGGCATCTACTCCGAGGACGGCGATTGGTGCTGCGAGATTACCGAGAGCGGATGCACCTACGCGCAGGGATGGGGAAAGACTCCCGAAGAGGCCATGCTCGCCGCATATGCCGATGCACGCCTCGCCGATGCCATGGAGGAGGGCAACTGCGAGGATGCAGTCAACGTCTGCGCATACTCCGCTTTCGAGGAGCTGAGGCAGCGCAAGTGCGATGTCTGCTCGGCGGATGACACCCACACGCTCGACGAGCTGCTCGGCATCGCACGCAGGCTCGTCAAGAGGCGCTGCGAGGAGTATGGCGATTTCGAGTGGCAGGAGTTCTAACCATGGAAAACATCCGCTATCTCGATTGGGGCGAGGACATGGAGCTGCTGGAGGTCGAGCTGCCCGATGGGAGGCGCTGCGGAGCGATGGTCAGCGCCTACGGCGAGGAGCTGTTCGCCGATGGCATGGCCGTCCCGCAGACGTTGGATGAGGCGAGGGGACTCGCTTGGATTACGGCAGAGGAGGCTTTCGATGGACAGGTCGGCGCAGCTTAGAGCGACGAGGGAGATGGCTGGCTTCACCCAGCAGACCCTCGCGGACGAGGTGGGCGTGCACGTTCGGACGGTGAGCAGATGGGAGCGCGGCGCGATTCCAGTTCCCGACGATGTGCTGGAGCACGTGGCCGATGCGCTGCGGGAGCAGAGGCGGATGGCAGACGCAGCCTTGGACGTGGTCGAGGAGGAGGATTCGGTCTCGCTCGTCTACGACAGGCGGGAGACCAAGGCCAACGCGCTGGCGAGGAACATCGCGCTCCACCTCCTCATGATGGATGTCCCGTTCGAGTTCGATTACAGGGAAGATTGACCACCTCTGACCACCTCTGACCATAGCTGTCCTGTGATAGCGTTACAGTGACGAGTGCCTCCCTTCGGGGAGGCTTTTTCTTTAGGGGTGGATGGTCGGTGGACGAGTGGAGGTCTAGCGCAGGGCGCAGGGTGCGCATGCGTGCATGGTATCGCGACTGCAAGGCTAAGCCTGCCTGCTGGATTTGCGGGCAGCCTATCGACTACTCGCTCAAACCCTCCTCGTGCGACGAGGCGTGGGAGCCAGACCACAGGCTGAGCAGGAGCAGGTTTCCGGAGCTGGCGCTTGATCTGACCAACATCCTTCCGAGCCATCGCTCGTGCAACAGGAGCAGGCAGGACAGGGCGGGGACAGACCAGCTCGGAGATGCCAGCGGCTCTTGGCGGAGGTAGGGGTGTCGGAATCTTGGAGATTCGAACAGTGGCACGGCATTCCCCCGCTCGCAGTTTCTTATCCCTCCGAACACTTTCGAACGAGGAGGCGCAGCGCCATGGCTGAATCGATGCGCAAGGTGCTCGATGATGCAATCGCCGAATCGATGGCAGACGGCGTGCTCACCAAGAAGCACCTCCCGACCATCGAGGCTGCGCGGATCTGCGCGTCCATGATCGACCATGCGGACGAGCCGAATGCCTCGATGCTGACCACGATGCTCAACTACTGCAGGGCGCTCG